CACCAAGAATAACCCCAGCGTGTGACGCTATTTAGAAAAGGATGCTTGACTTTGTGTTCCCAGGTCTGTCAACTATTCCCTGAAATCAGACACTACCTGACACGGGTAGTGCCAAAAGGGAGAGAAGACGAACAACTACTGTTGTCGTTGATAAACAGATTGGAGTGCTGTGAGCCTCGCCAAATCCTTAGGGATACCCGACAAACCTGCGCCAAGAGCTAGATGCTCGGTCAGTTTGATCTACGACGTGTTGAACAACGAAGATCGAGCAGCGTTGTACGACACGATGGTCAAGATTCAGACTGCCGACATTATCTCCCGTAAAAACGGGCAGAACCCGTACACGGCCGCATGGTTGGCTACTAAACTCAACGAGAACGGCTACAAGATCAACGCCAAATCGTTGGCCCGCCACATCAACAGAAGGTGCAGTTGTGAGTCTCTCTGACGATCTGACAGTCGGCCCGCCCCCTAACCGGAAAGACACGCTCGGCAAACTCGCTGACCTTCTTGACCGGCAAGGAATCTCTGTAGACGAAATCGGTCGCGTGAACCGTGTCTCGATCTACCAGTCGCTCACCAAGAACGACGAAGGTGAAGCAGAAATCCACGATCTGATGGGAGTCCAGTTCTCCCCGTCGTGGGAGTCCGGCCCCCAATGGCCCGTCGTCGAGCGAGGCAAACACAACATCGGGTCGATCAAACTGCCGAAGCCGATAGTGAAACCGGAAGGCTACGAAACCGCCGTCATCCTGCCCGACATCCAGTTCGGCTACTACCGTGACATCACAGGCGATCTGGAAGCCACCCACGACGAGAAGGCGATCGAGACAGCCCTGGCCGTCATTGCCCGCATCCAACCCGATGTCGTCGTCCTCGTCGGAGACAACCTTGATCTCCCCGAACTCGGCAAATATCGGCTATCCCCAGCGTTCCAACAAACCACACAAGCCTCGATTGATCGAGCAACCACATTCGCAGCCACCCTCCGGCTCTGCGCCCCCAACGCAGACATCGTATGGATCGCCGGGAACCACGAAGAAAGACTGGTGAACTATGTATTGGACAACGCAAAAGCAGCGTTCGGTCTTAGAAAAGGCAATACACCGGATGATTGGCCGGTTCTTTCTGTGCCTTACCTTTGTCGTTTCAATGAGTATCGGGTTAGGTATCTGGCTGGCTACCCCGCGTCGAGCTTCTGGATCAACCAAAGGCTCCGCGTCATCCACGGCGACAAAGTACGCAGTAACGGAAGCACCGCTCACTCATATCTTGCTTCATCCAAAACCTCCGTTATCTATGGCCACATCCACAGGCGTGAATGGGCAGAACGGTCACGTGAGGATTGGGATGGCGCAAAAACGATCATGGCGGCATCTCCGGGGACGTTAGCCCGCACCGATGGGGCAGTCCCATCCACCAAAGGTGGCATTGACCTAGACGGCCGGCCACTCACCGTGGTTGAAGACTGGCAGCAAGGGTTCGCGGTCGTCACCTACCAGCCGGGGGACGGCGACTTCTGGTATGAGCAAGTACCGATCCACAGCGGCCGATGCCTGTGGCGAGGTACACTATTCGGGTGAGCGACAACCTCTTATATTGCGTGCGATGCGATGAATACTGGCCAGAATCCGCAGGACGACGATGCCCCGAATGTGGGCAACACGGACATCCCGCCCCGGAGGAACCCAATGAGTGAAGTCTACGACGAAGACGACCCGACATGGGCGATGGTTGTCGTCCAATGGCGTGACGCACACCAGGGTGGCGAACACAGCTGGACTCTCACAGACGGCTACGTCCCCGAAACCGTGATGCCGTTGACAGTCGGCTGGGTGTGGCCCAAATGCAAAGAGGGATATTTGACACTTGTGTCAACTGTGATGAACGACGCAGAACAACCCGACGTGGTGTCCGACATCAACCACATCCCGATGGAGTGCATCGTCCGGGTGTATTCGCTGGCCACCCACCTGCCAGTCAACTGGTTCGAAGAATTGGATTGACTCTGCCACACCCTTCTTGTAGGGTGAGATCAGTCTCAAAACAAAGGAGAGAGAATGTTCAACCGGCTCATAGCCAAACCCGACCACGGAAGCCTTGAATGGCTGAAGTTGCGACACCGCGACGATGCAGGACGCATCCGTATCGCCGCATCAGAAGCAGCCGCAGTCCACGACCAGCATCGGTTCATCAGCAAGTACGCGCTCGCAACAGAGAAGCTCGCTGACACACCGACCGTCAAAGAAACCAGCCGTGCGATGGATCGAGGCAACCGTCTCGAATGGGTGTTGCTCGACTGGCTCGGTGACGAGATCGGCACAAAGTTCATTACCCCCGACTTCATGTACGCGTTGGATTGGGAAACCTGCCCGCTCATCGCAACCATCGACGGAATCGACTACGAAAGTTTCGTGGAAGGCTGCGAACAGCCGAACGTGGTCGCAGAAATCAAAACGTACAACCGCGAATGGGACGGCGTACTGCCCGCCTACTGGTATTGGCAAGGCGTACAGCAAGCGATCTGCTGCGACGTAGACGAAATCGTTTGGGGAGTCTTCGACAGCACCCTCGATCTTCACGTCCACCGTCAGAAGGTGACCGGCGACGAGAAAGCCGAACACATGGAAGCCGTCAAAGACTTCCTCTGGTATGTGAACCTCGGGACGATCCCCGCCGAATGGCCGGCCACCTACAACGAAATCTCTGAACGGTTCCCCAACGCAGACGGCGACACCACCGACCTCACCGAACACGCCGACTTGGTGCGTCGCATCATCGAGGTGCAGGCCGCCAAGAAACTGTTAGAAACAGAAGAAGACACGTTGAAGGCAACCATCGCACAGCTGATGAAGGATGCCCACACCGGGGTCATCAACGGTCAACCGGCCGTCACATGGAAATCGCAGAACAGAAAAGGTTTCGACAAGAAAGCCTTTACAAGCGACCATCCTGACTTGTACAGTCAGTATGAGAACACAACAACGATCCGCGTCATGCGGTTCAAGGGAGAGAGATAATGAGAAACAAGCAGTTAGCGAAAACGCTTAGTCACGAAGCGATCGAGCGAGGCTGGAACAACAGCGCACTCAAGTTCCGCGACAACGCGTTCCAAGCAATCGTCGTCCTCGCAGAAACCGAAGACGAATTCACCACCGACGACATTTGGGAATACTTCAGCGACAACAAACTGGAGTTGAACCATGACGGACGCGCACTCGGAGGCGCGATGAAGCGTGCCGAAAGCATGGGTCTGATCGCACCCACCGACCGCTTCGTATCATCGGAACGGCCGGCGTGCCACGCCCGCCCGGTTCGCATCTGGACTTCACAGTTGACAGGAGGCAAGTGATGGACACCACCAAACAGCTCGCAGAGGTACTCACCAAATACGCTGTCCCCGACCCGAAGATCGTCGGCAAACTCCCCAAAGGCGGGATGCAACTCGACTTCGTAGGACACGCCGACATCACCCGCATCCTCATCGAGATCGACCCCATGTGGTCTTGGGAGCCGTGCGGATGGGTGAACGGCCGCCCCCACGTCCACGTCGAAAACGGGATGGCAACCATGTGGGCCAGACTCACCGTCCACGGCAAACCGATGCTCGGAGTCGGATCAGTACGCGCCGACAAAGCCGAACTCGACAAAGAACTTGTCGGAGATTTCCTCCGCAACGCAGCCATGCGATTCGGTATCTCGCTCGCACTCTGGACAAAGCAAGAATGGGAAGACCTCGGCTCAAAGCCTGTCGCACCCGTCAAGAAGCCGGCCAAAGCGAAAGCCGTCGCACAACCCGTCGAAGACAACACCCCGGTTGACCCTGAAGTCCTCGGCAAGTTCGCACGCGCCTGCGCCGACGCGAACCTCGACCACGACCAGGTGGCAGATCGAGCAGGCGTAGACCTGCACGGAACAGTAACCGTCAGCGACATGACCAAACTCCGTGTCGCCTTCAAAGAAATGATGAAAGCATGAACACCATCACCGTCTCAGGAAACGTCGGTCGTGAACCCGAACTCAAATATTCGGCAAGCGGAACCGCTGTCGTCAAGTTCTCTGTTGCCGACACCACCGGCAAAGACGACAACAAGAAAACCGTTTGGCATGATGTCGTCGTCTTCAAAGAGCAAGCCGAAAACGTTGCGGCCTCCGTCAAAAAAGGATCGCGTGTCATCGTCACGGGTCGCCTCGATAAAAGCGACTACACCGGCAAAGACGGTGTGAAGAAGCAACGCGTCGAAATCATCGCAGACGACGTGTCAATCTCACTTCGCTGGGCCTCCGTCGAATCCGACAGCAACATCTCAAACGCAAAAACCCTGCTCAACGCCGATGTTGTGGAAGATGAAGAACCTTTCTGAACTCCATGAGGTAAAATGGTTGTGCCGCATCTGCGAGCAAACCATAATAACCCACGTGCCGTTGAACGGTGTGCCGATGCACACTTGCAAACCTCGACGCGCACGGCGATTCCCGATGGAGCGAGCTGATGAGCAAGCAAAAACAAAAGGGGACAGCGTTTGAAACGCTGATCGTCCGACACCTACGAGAACACGGATTCCCATACGCTGAACGTCGAGCCTTGACCGGCCAACACGACGAGGGTGACATCACCGGAACCCCCGGTATCGTCTGGGAATGTAAAAACCATAAGACACTCAAACTGTCCGAATGGCTGCGTGAAACCGAAACAGAACGTGTGAACGGCAAAGCCGACATCGGTGTGCTGATCGCCAAACGGTTCGGAGTTTCCGATCCCGGCGAACAGTACGCCGTTCTAACCTTGAACACGATGATCGACTTGCTGAAGCAAGCCGGATACTGAGAGAGAGAAAACCTATGAAACGTTTGTTACCTCTTTTGCTATTGGTCGGATGCGCCTCGAAGACGGTCACCCCAATCGATTTGGCTCCGATGCCGATCACGCCTGTGCCGGCCACAACTACCACGACGATCCCTGTTACCACCACCAGCACCACGGTTGCCCCCACAACCACCACAACCACGCTCGTCCCGGCAGACGCTAAATGCGCTGAGCTGGCCCCGATTGCGTCGGCTGCGGGGTGGCCCGATCACCTGTTGATCGACGTGCTGGAGGAAGCCTGGTCGGAGTCACGTTGCCTGAACATCATCGGTTCCGTCCACGGTCAGCCAGCCCACAAGAACTTCAACGGCTGGGATTGGGGGCCGATGCAGATCAACAAGGTGTGGCACGACGACATCGAGAACAAGTACGGCGACTGGCGTGTCGTCGCAGACCCCTACTACAACTTCGCGTGGGCGTGGGAAATGTACATTTGGCACGACATCCACCGTGGCTGCGGGTTCAAACCCTGGTCGCGGGCCTGCAAATAAACCCTTGACAGCATCCCCCAACTAAGGGATACTAGAAACATCTACAACAGAGAGAGAGCAACAATGGAATGGTTACAGTACGGCTCATGTCGAGGCATGGATGTCAACGACTTCATGCCAGTACGAGGCGACATCATAAAGATTCGCAACGCCAAAAAGATTTGTAACACTTGCCCCGTCATGTTCGACTGCCGGAAGTACGGTCTGTCCAACCATCGAGCATGGGATTTGCACGGTGTTTTCGGCGGTTTGACTAGGATGGAACGCGAAGATCAACTGCGTATCGCGGAGGGTCGTCTTCCGAAGAACCGTAAAGCTGCGAAGAAGGCTGACAATGACTGACGACATCGTGACCCGACTACGGGAATCGTTAGAAATGATTCACCCCGACCCCCAGGATGTGCGCGATGCCATCAAGGAGATTGAACGATTGCGTAAAGCAGGCGATGCCCTCGCACAAGGCATCCGCACAGGACAATGGGATGATGCGCTAGACGCATGGACGGAGATGCGTGGTGACTGACGACATCCTCACCGCACTCATCGTCACCTACACCATCGCCGTACTCGGCATCATCATCTGGAACAGCGAAAGAAGAAACAAATGACATTTGACGAATGGATCAAAGCCGGCATCGAACACGGATACTGCGGGCCGCCCGTCTGCTACACCCACGACAGCCTCCCCATGAGCGACCAGGAAGCAGACGAGTTCGAAGAACACGACCCTTGCCTACACATCATCCGACTCTACGAAAATGCTGAACACAAGATCAGTATTGAGCGCGACCACGCACCATCCCAATGGAGGAACCTTTGGACGACTGGAAACTAGAAGCCGCCTGCCGAGGGTTACAAACCAACCTGTTCTTCCCAGAGAAAGGTGACCAACACACCCTCAAAACCGCGCTCGAAATCTGTAACGGCACAGACGACACCGAACCCTGCCCAGTCAAACAACAATGCCTGGACTGGATACTCACCACATTCAACCGGGACGAAGATATGTACGGCATCTACGGTGGCCTGTTGCCCGCACAACGTCTCAAACTACGCAAACCGTCCGTCCACGTGCCTGTTGCCGTCACACGAGATCGTATTGAGCGCGACAACCCTCGCGAAGAAGCGTTAGCGGAACTTCTGAACCTTGTTCACGAAGTCGTCCTGACCGATATGTTGCGTTCCGAACACCAACGTCTCACCAAATACAAAGAGTCGATCAGTATTGAGCGCGAACCGTAGTATTGCGCGCGGGCCAGTATCGCGCGCGACCTCGATGCCGACACGACGAAGAACCCCGGCCGAACCAACATCGACCGGGGTTCCCGCTACTGTGAATCGAACAGCTCTACTGTCCTATAGACAACCGTGACACCTAGTTCACGATCCACCATCTCCCGCGCAACCGTCTCCGATGGGAACCGCCACGCCTGACGTGCTGGCCCCCACACGGTTCCCGCGTCTCGCACACCGTATGGGTCGCGCCAATACACACCCATCGCGGGATGGCGCACCACACAACAGAATCGTCGCGGGATTGGTTCTGGCGGGCAAGGTATCCATCGTCCGATGATTGGTCTGAGATACAACCGTTCGATCCACGATGCCCGAACCGTCACCTACCGTGGTTCGGATCGTTTGCGATGCTTTCGTGACACTCATCGCACACCAATGCGAACGCGCGAGGATCACCCATCACATCCCATTTCACCATCGGCGCGGAATCCACGTCGATCCGGGTCGCGTCGTGTCCCGCAAGCTCGCACGACGCACAATATTCGGGATCGTGTGGCGCGTCGAAGATGGCCCGATACCGGAACGCGTCTTCCAACAGCTCGATCATCGGGATCGCGTAATGACCATCAGGCAGGACACCCACCGTTTCCAAACGATCCACCTCGTTCTCCGTCATACCAGCACATTCCACGATCAGTAGTTGTTCCAACGGTTCCACGGAACACGTGTCGTCTCCCAACGCGATGTAGCGTGACCAATCCATCAGGCCACCAACCAATCCGTGTGACCATACGCGTCCTGTCCGAAGAACCGCGACACAACACCGGCCACACCGTACAGCGAGGCCCAATCCGAATCCGGTTGCCCTGATGACCACGAACGGATCACACGACGCGACCCATCCGCGACCACGATACGACGATCACAACCATCGTCGTCGATCCACGCTAGTTCCGTGGTTGATTGTTCGTTGTACCAATCCCATCGTCGCGCGTTACCGCGCACGATCACCCAATCCGGGTGTGTTGTCGTTGCCATAACTATCCTCTCTCTCAAACCGGCCGGTTGGCCGGTAGTGCGCGCCCCGGGATCGAACCGGAGAAACCGCCAGACGGTCGCGCCAACCAATCACACACCAATACCGTCAATCAGATCATCGATGAAATCCCGCAAACCGCTCTCATCGGTTCCCCATTCGATACCGCCGATGATGGCGTAATCATCGACAATCTGCTCTCCGTATCCATCACGATCATCCGGTCGCAACCGTTCCACCCGCACGAATATGAACCCATAACACAACAGATCCGACACCGTGCGCGCAAGCTTGCGAACATCCGACACATCGGACGGTGGTTGCCACCAATACCGATCACCCCGCCAACCGTCGATAATCATCGCGCCACCATCGAACCCGATAGGACGTTCGGCCTGACGTGAACCCCATCGGCACGATGTCACCAACGCGACCCGCCCATAGCAATCAGGGAAATCTGACACGTCGCACGTTTCATCCTGATCGGTGCGATACCGCCAATCCCAACCGCCGAACGAAACGATGGTGTTCTCCCCCGCATCGATCAGTAGCGAGGCCAACGATTCCGGTCGCGCCCACACACCGTCAGGCAAACCCGCGAAACACATATCGCACAATCCCCCGGTGTCCGATGCCGACACACCGACACCACACCCGGAACAACCAACAACATCCGTATCCATAACTATCCTCTCTCTCACGTAATCTGTAGGTGAACAACATTGTCAAACATAACTACGGTCGGAACCGTCACATCGTATTGTCCTACCGAACCGTTAGGTGACAGAACAATCGAATCTCCGTATCTGTCATCGGGATTCGGAGAACAATAACCCTCTAAGACCACACCATCACGAAGATAGACACGCACATTCCATTCGATACCGTCCGGGTGGCACAACAACGTGATGAGTGTGTCATAGCTCGCGCCGGTACTAGCACAAATACCGATGGTCGGTGTTGGGTGATCGTGATTGTCTAACAAACAATCCGCGCATTGGTAGGATCGTTTCGCAAACCTAACGAACCGCATAACTATCCTCTCTCTCTAATGCCGACACCGTTGCCGACATCGTGCCATACCGGGAATCGAACCCGCCCGCCCGCCACAACCGGGATATGGCCAACCACAAACTAACCAATCACCCCACAACCACACGACCATCGTGATCGCGCAACACACCCAACGGAACATAACACCCGCAATCCGTCGCACCGAAACCATCGGCATCCTCATACTGGCGGTACGCGGTCAAACGAACCTTACCGTCATCCCACACCCACAGCTCAACATCGGCGCGCGACCCATCCGGGAACACGTACTCAAACCATTCGTCGCTAATCACCCCGAACGATCCAATCTGTTCGTCACAGATCACCATTCCACGATCACGAATCATATTCGCATAGTCACTAACGTTTCCATACCACACCGAATCTAGGTGTAGGTTCGTAAGAACCGCTATCGACACCCCGGAATGTTCTGCCGTGAACGATCCGGTATTGGCCTCGCACGTTTCCCGCCAAATCGAATCGTCGCCGGTCGCTAACGGATCAACCCACAAACCGGAATCAGAATCCAACCGCACCGGCCTCTCACAGAATAGACACACAATCTGTTCGTCAATCATCGCGTCACCCCATCTCGCAACCGGAGAACCACATCAATCTCATCCAACCGAACCGCCGACCACGGTTGCCCATAGTCATCGATCAGATGGAACGCGAGAGTACCGCCAACACGCAACGAATCAACAATCGTCCCGGTGTACGGTTTCCGATGACGTGTGAACCGAATCCACGCGCCAACCAGATCATCGGCCGACAAGCTTGCCATCATCCCGGAATCAATCACCACACACCCCCATCGATCCCAACAATCAGATCACCACGCCACACCGCACGATCGGCACAACCGTTACCGCGAAACGACCCGCACAACGCGATGTTGCCATCCGTTACCGCATCATCCGCGTGACACGGATGCCCACAATGGTCACACAACACCGGATCATCGATATCAGGGTAATAGTTCGGATTCATCGCGCCACCCATTCCAACGGTTCCACATCCACATCGAACGCGCTCGCCATCTCCCAACCGTAACTATCGGCCAACAGATCAGTAGCAACGTCAATCGCGGACGGATCATCCGAATAATCGGCCTCATCTTCACGAACCGGAACCGCGACAACGGTAGAAACCGTCGCGTACTCAAACGTGAACGTGACACGGAAACACATTTCGTCGCCGGTCATCGCGTCACCCCATCCTCAGTATTCTCATCGTGGCCATACACCACAATGAAATGTTCCAACAAATCCCAATCACGTGAATCAAGAATGTCGATCAGTTCGTGCGTCATCTCATTTGAGAGCATCATTCCGGGATCAATCATCGCGTCACCCCAATCAAACGACGAAACGCCACAACCGCATCACGAACCCTCACACGATCCGAACCGTTGCCCACATACCGAATCGTCCGAAACACGCCAGACGAATCCAAACCATACACACACACCCCATAATGGTGACGTTCCCAATGGCATCCCCACAACACACCCGATTGCCTACTCATAGCTTGTCCTCTCTCTCTCATTTGTCCGGCCTGATTGCCGACACTTGTATTGTGCGCGAACCGTGTCGCGCTTGTCAATAGTATTGTTCGCAAACCGGCCAGATTCTCCCGGTCAGTATCGCGCCCGATGGTATTGCGCGCGGGACAGTATCGCGCGCGGGACAATCCCCCGAACCGCGCCGGCCCGCCCGCATCGATCACCCGCGCCGGCCCGCCCGCGCCGGCCTCACACACCTAGTTCACCCGCGCCCGCATCGATCACCCGCCCGCCAGAATCACCCGCACCCCACACCCACACCCAACCGCGCGAGAGGCTTAGAACGAATCCTAGAGCGCGGTCTAAGGCCCGAAACGTGAGAGAGCGGGCCAACCGGCCCGCCCGCCCACATTCTCACACCCGCCCGAATCATCGACGGAAACGGTAACCCGCGCGTTCTAGCTTGATTCTCCGGCGCGCCCGATACCGGCGCGCCCGCGCGCGACTCTCCGGTAAGCACGCGCCCGCCAGAACCCACACACCCACAACCGCCACGTGAAAGAACGCGAACAGAACTAGGTCACTCAACCGGATCACCCGCGCCCGCGAGAATCTGACGCGCCACACGTTCGGCGACACGTTGCGCTTGCCCGCTTGTCGCGTACGCACGAAACCCGCCTACGTCATCGATGCGCGTGACGTGGCGCATATAGTCCGAATACCGAAACACGCGCACGCTATAGCGCCGGTCTGTACCGTAGAAATCCGGTTCTGACGTGACAATCACGTCTACGTGATCCCAACCGTTCTCCGCGCGCACCCGCCAACCGCCACGCGCCACACGCGAACCAAAGAACCGGCGCGCACATTCGGAAAAAAAACCGTTGCCCGCGCCCGCCACGTCTCGCGCAATATCGCGCGAATCCAACCAATCCAACCGCGCGAACCGCGCGCCTACCGTTTCGGTACTCATCTCTCTGCTCTCTCTCTCTGTTAGAACCGGCGCGATTCGCCGGTAGTGCGGGTGTGGGGATCGAACCCACAAGCGCGCCAACCGCGCACCCGCCAACACTCACGCGCCCGCGCTCTCCGAATCCGGTGCGACCCACACCACAACACGCACCCGCGAACCCGCCAACCGCGAACCACAACATTCACACGGAAACTTTGAGAACGTAGTCACGTCATCAGTAGGCCACGCGCCATCGACACAATAGGGGAACACACCCGCGGGCCTCTCGCGAGTCTCATCCGGCGAATCTTCCCAACCATCACACACACCATTCACCAACACTTGCGCACAATCCGCGCACACATCGACGTGATCCACATCAGACCACACACCCGCATAACCGGCCTCATACGCGTCACACACGTCACCCGCGTAGTCATCCCCTAGCGCGTCGATCAGATCACCCAACATTTCCCGAACACTCTCACCCGCCCATTCTCCGGACAACGGATCAGGCCGATACGCACCATCATTTCGATCGTATGTCGCGTGATCCTCTCCGCGCTTACGCGCCATTTCTAGGAATGTGTCGGCCGACAGAACTACGCCGAACACTTGCCGGTCTCCGGTACTCATCTCGCTAACCCTCTCTCTCATAGACCGGCGCGACTCGCCGGTAGTGCCTAGCGGGGGATCGAACCCACGTGCGCGCCAGAACCGCGACTAGGCCAACCACATCAGGGAAGAAACCGGCGCGCGAACGTCACCCGCACCGTTTCACGTTCTGCCAGAAACGCGAACGCATCCCGCACATCATCGAACGTACGCCACCCAATCTTTCTGCCTGATCCATACACAACACGAAACGCGCCACGGTACGGAATCACCCGCGCCGATTCACACACACCATTCATTCTGGCCTCTCTCTCTAGGTGACGTTCTGCCACACCCGCGATTCTAAGCACCAACACACCCGCCGGTCAATAACCAATCTCCGACAATCTCCGACAAGCTCGCAACACACACCCGCCAGAACCACACCCGCGAGGATCACGCGAGGATCACGCGAGGATCACACCAACCAACCAACCAACCAACCAACCACACACGCGAGGATCACACACCACACACACCACACACCACGACCACACACCTAGTTCACTAGGCGCGACCCTCTCACCAACCACACCCGCGCGGGCCGGTCTGTTTCGGGCCGGTAGGTGTGGGGCCGGTTCTCTCTCAGGCCGGTCACGTTCTCGCGGGCCACGTGTGGGCCGGTTCGATAGGTGGGTGGGGCCAATCGATCAGGCCGAACACGCAACCGGTAGTCTGCCGAGTCCGCGGGCCGTATACCTATATATTAGTTGTGTTGTGCAAGTGTGGTTTTTGGGGTTGCCGGCTTTGAGGGTGTAGGGATGGTTTAGTCCTCCCGCTGTTTGAGTTGTTTCTCTGGTCGCCGGTTTTTTCAGGACGGTCACCGTTCGCATTTGTGTCGTTTGGACGCTGCTCCCCTATGTCGGTGCATGGGGGTCTACCCACGTTTCCGTGTGTCATCCTCGCTGGCCGTGCAAGTGGCAGGGGTCTGGGTGGGGGGTTTGGTTGTGGGGTTGATTGTATCAGGTGGGTGGGGGTGTTTGGCAGGTGCAGGGTGCGACGGCTTCTGTGCCGTCTTTGCGGGTGATGTAGATCCATCCGTTTCGGCATTGGCCGCAGAGGGGTGGTGGGGTTTTGGGGGTGGGTGGGGTGGGGGTTGGGGTGTTTTGGTGGTCGAGCCAGCGTTCTGCGTTGAGCCAGGTGGTTGGGTGGGCGATGTATTGGGGGTCTTTGGGGCAGGTGATGGTGTAGAGCTGGGTGGCTTCGATGATGGTGGTGGGGGTGGTTTTGCGGAGGGCGGTTTTCCATGCTTTTCGGGCTGCGCCTTTTCCGATTTTGCGTGGGTAGTGGTTCCAGAAGGTTTCGAATCCATCATCTTCGGATGATGTGGTGTGTGTTTGTTCTTGGCTTTGGTTCTTCTTCTTTGATTTGGTGGGCATCTGTGCGGCTACCCCCTCCGCATCTGTGCGGCTACCCCTGGGCAATGGTGCGGCTACCCCCATGTGGAGTGTGTAGAGGTTGGTTTGGGGTTGGCCGGGTGTGCTGGTGCGGTGTTGGATGCTGATTGCGTTGATTTTGTGGAGTTCTTTGAGTGCGCGGTCTACGGTGTCGGTGGAGCAGCTCATTCTTTTGGCGAGTGTGTTGCGGGATGGCCAGCAGGTGTTTTGGTTGTTGGCGTAGCGTTGGAGTAGGGCGAAGGTTCTGACGGCTGTGGGGCTGATGGGTGCGTCGAGTATCCATTCGGGGATGATGGCGAAGTATGCGTCGGCTTGTAGTCGGGGTGTGGTATGCTCGTCCATGACGGCAGTTTTCCTTTCCTGTTGTCCTTGCTTCCGGCGACCGGGTTGGGTTGCGCGGGGGTAGTTTGAGTGTACACCTTCTGTCGGGGTTGTGTGTATACTCTGGGTTGTCGGCCTGTTGCTCTCTCTCCGGGCCGGCAACCTGCACGCCTCCATCCGGCATCCCCCTGCCGGGTGGAGGTTTGTGCTTTACTGGAGCGATATGGCTGGCACAAAGAATTCTGGGCGACGCACTATTTCGGGTGATGATAAAGCTCGTTTTTGGGCTGCGATCAATGCGGGTGTGTCGATTACTGAGGCTTGCAAGATTGCGGGTATTCATTACAACACCGGCCAGAATTGGGTGGCGAAGAACAAGTTGTTGAACGCCCAGTTGCAGCAGGCGCAGGTGGATGCGAAGGTTGCTGGGGCGAAGGCGCAGAGGTCTGGTGAGACGATGCGTCGTTTGCAGGTTGATTTGGCTGATATGGCTGAGTTGCCTCCGGTGATTCCGTATGACCGTTTGTCGGAGCGTGCGAAACGCGGCTGGGACGATTTCGATTATTTTCGTCGCGTCTATTTGGGGCGTGTTCCGTCTCCGTGGCAGGTTGATGCGGCCTACAAGATTGTGTCGTATTTGGAGTCGGAGGACAAAGAGTTCATGGTGTTGAACTGTCCTCCCGGTGCTGGTAAATCGACGTTGTTCCATGATGTTGCGGTTTGGTGCATTGTGCGGAACCGGGCGATTCGTGTGTTGATCGGTTCGATTTCGCAGACGTTGGCGAAGATGTATTCGCGTCGTATTCGTGAGACGTTGGAACGTCCGACTCGTTTGATCGCAGACCCCGAATTGGTGCGTAAGGGTTTGGCCGTTGACGCGGAGGCGTGTTTGGCGCATGATTACGGGCGTTTCAAGCCGATCGCGTCAGGATCGTTGTGGCGGGCCGAGGAATTTATTGTTGAGCAGATGATCCCCGGAATGTTGGAGAACAAGGAGCCGACTGTTTCGGCGTACGGTATTGATTCTGAGTTCATCGGTCACCGTGCCGACTTGTGTTTGTTCGATGACGTGGCTTCCCCAGAGAACTCGAAGGAGTCGATTGCGCGTGATCGCCTGTTGGAGCGTTGGGATTCGATGGCTGAGGCTCGTTGTGATCCGGGCGGTTTGGTGTCGGTGATCGGACAGCGGTTGGGGCCAGGTGACTTGTACGCCCATTGTTTGAGCAAGGTGATCTACGAGGATGTGGACGATACTGAGGGTTCGGGCGACGATCTGACGGTTGATGAGGTGATGGCTGATCCGGTTCGG